TATGTTGGAACTAGAAACAGAAACAGAGCTCGACGTTACGACGGAAGGACCTGGTCCAGTCTGTCCTAAATGCGGCTGCGATAAACCAAAAATCTTTGTCCACGGCCATTACCAATGCGCTGATTGCAAGTGCATAGCGGACGGCGACTGCTGTCAGGGGGAAACTGAATAATGGCTGTTTCTGTTTCAGGTCTAGCAGGAGGGTACTCAGGACTAGCCTCACCAACCGCAGGACTTGTTCCTCAAGCCGCGACCTCAGGTATTGGATTAATAAATCCATTCACCTCTCCCATGTCCGCCATGATGACGGCTGTTAATCTTGGGAACGCTATGCTGAGTCCTGGGGTAAGGCGGATGTATGGTCCCCCTGGTGGTCCTATGGGGATATCTGCCTATGGCCCCCTCAAGAACGTGCCGGATCATATTAAAAGAAGGAGTATCTACGGTAGCCTTCCCATGGGAATGCAAGCTCGGATAAGTCAGCCCGACATGCGTGAACTGGAGAGGCGTAATATGCTTCCTCCAGGACTTTCTACCTCCCGTAGGGCTAAACCCCTAGAAGCCCACCAAGTCCAAAGACGCCTCGAAATTGCCAGAGGCAACGATCCTATTTTTGATCCCAGTGGTGAACCACGACCAGGAGTAAAGGAAAACTTTTATGCTGGTCGTCCACTTCTAGAGGGCATTGGTTCACTTATACCAACCCCCGCTACTGCGGTACCCACTGCTGCAACTACTTCTACTAGTCCAACTCCAGATACAAGCGGTTTCCTGGCCGACGCCCAACAGTTGTCTGTTTCCGCTGGAATCCCCATCCAACAAGCCATTATCTCCCTCGCCGCTTCACGTGGGCTCGATCCCAATCAATTCCTTAATGTAGCTTCCGTTGGGATCGGTAGCATAGCTCCAGAATGAAATACCTTATTCTCCTCCCAATCCTTTTAGGACTCATGGCCACTCCACTGCGAGGAGCGCCCCATTACGACATTGGTAGTGGGGCTCGAGAAGTCAGTCCTTGTGGTGCTACGCTATTGGAACTGGATTCTCTCACAAGCTATTGGCAGAGAATGTGGGGCGCTAACTACAAGGATTTTACGAAAGAGGAAGTAGCTCATTTTGTAGAGAAAAGAAAAATAGGTCGATCCGACATAGCCGGTGTAAGAGTATTTAGAGCCGATAAACACAAGGACTATGCCATTGTGGTATATTTTCTTTTTCAAAGTACATTGGAAGGCAAACCATTAGTAAGCATGAATTGTGTCCTTCCTTTGAATGGCGCTCCAGGGATGGTCTTCCTGCCTGAGCCTTTTCAGGAACTAATGGGGGAGACCTACGAGGAGATAGGACAATGAAATGGCTGGCGTTTCTACTGGTCATGTTTCCATCGGCTGCCTTGGCCATTAGTCCTTGTTTAAATAATCCTCAACTGCCCAGAGAATTAGTGGTTAATAAATTAAGCAACGAGAACCAGGAACATTTGTTCTGGCAGGGAATGATAGTCCCACCTAGCAACAAATACCTGTTTGAATTATTTCTATCGGAGCACGGATCATGGACACTTGTAATGACTACTGTTAATAGCCTGTCCTGTGCCATAGGGGCCGGGGACCACTGGCTGCGCCACGATATCAAAGAGCTCTTTAACTAACTACTTCGCGTCCCCCCAGTTCTCCCCGATTCCTACGTCTACCCGTGAAGGAATCTTCATATCCGGTACACAGTTCTCCATTAGCGTTTTGATCTTTTCGATCTGAGCGTCATCCTCGATAGAGAAGCAAAGCTCGTCATGGACCGTGAGCATTGGCCAATGGCCGTTAGTAATACAATCCTGCATCGCTTGCTTTGTCTGATCCGCGCTGGATGCCTGAATTAAACGGTTCAAAGATTTATACACGAACGCAACCTGATATCTCCTTGGGTCGTCATCCCTCCAGTTCTTCTCTCGTTCCTCTTCAGGGGTTTCCATTATATCACGCCATCTCTGTTCCAGTTTGTCCACATGTATAGGAGATATTTTAACGCGGAAACCCTTGTCTCTCATTGGGAACCGACACTTGCGCCCCATTAACGTCCGCAGTTCAGCGCGCCTGGACGCATGGTTCATCACCGCAGAGGCCAAGGCTCGTATGAAAGGAACCTTCTCGTCATACTCGTTCCGTATCTCCCTGGCTTCGTCGATACTAATGTTACCTAACATGTTCGCCAGCTTCGCTAACCCCATTCCATACATAATTCCCAAGTTGATTGTTTTCGCACGGTCCCGTTCCAGGTCCGCCAGGTCAGCAACCATTTGGTGAAAATCGAGATTGTCCGTTTTATACAGATCCACGATCTCCAACACCTTGGGGTTATCCTTGGTGGCACCAGTGAGGGACGCATAATGCATCAACCACCGGGGTTCCTGGGCGCTGTAATCAAAGCTACCCCAGCGGCATCCTTCTTCTGGTAGGAAGAGTCCTCGGATGAGTTGTTTAATTTCAGGATGTCTAGCGGGTACTTGCTGCAAATTTGGATGACTTGAGGAAAATCGCCCCGACACAGTTCCACCTTCATCTGAGCGCAACTGGTTAAACTCACAGTGGATACGACCATTGTGCTGATGAAGAAGAATGGTATCCACAAACGTCGTATTCGCTTTGTTGTACTCACGAATTTCCAGCACTTTCTTGACGATAGGATGCTTATGGTCTTTTAAGAACTGTTTAGTGAAACTGGGTGTCTTGGATTTCTCTGTTACGCCATACGAAAGTCCTAATTTTTTAAATACATCGGCAATACTCTTGGCGGTCCATGGTTCGAGGTTCACTCCTGTTTCCTGGTATACTTCCTGTAAGAGCTTCTTCTCCTTTTGTTCTAAAATCTTTTTGGTTTGTTCCGCTTTCTCCACGTCTACGCGCACCCCTCGCCGGCGCATTTCAAACACTAATGGTAGTAGTGATAGTTCCAGATCCAGAATAGGCAGACACTCTTCCCGTTCCAGTTCTCTGCGTAGTACATGCCATAGCTGGAGTGTTAACCGGGCATCTGTCTCCGCATACAAAGCCACCCGTGCCGGCGGTAACTTCCACATCTCCGCTTTAGCATCCACTCCATGTTGCGCTGCAGCACGTTTCAATTCCTCTTCAGCTTTCCGTTCTCCAAGATAAGTGGCGCCCAACGCATTCAAGGCGTAGCTAAAACGGTTCTCATCGAGCAAGGGAGCGGCGACCATGGTATCCAGGATCTGGCCTTTGACCTCGATCCCTTCGGTCCCAAGCCACCCTAGATCGTACTGCGCGTTGTGAAATACTACAGCCATGCCATGATTCAGTTGATCCTGTAACCAACGCAGAACCAACTTCTTGGACATGTTGCCCGAACCCCAATGGGCAATGGGGAGATATGCCTGCCAGCCATCGGCAGCAACCGAAATCCCAACTAGATAACCATCCCGGCGCGGCCAGCCTGGGCCAAAGGTTTTGAGATTTGGATCCCGCGTCTCTACATCAACGGCAATGATCTTCTCCGAAGACAAATCCGGTAGTTCTTCGGTCGGCATCCATATGGGTTCGTCGAAGAGGTCTTCGCGCACTAGGTTTTTTTCTCTTGATAAGAGAGCGCGGCCCAAAGGGCAGTATAAGCAGTGCCATCTCTGCCATCATCCTTGTTAAAGTCACCGACCTCATCTCTGGCCACTTTTAAAAGTGTCATACAGAACGCAACTTGAGACGCATTCACAGGAGTAGCAAGATACGCAGACCATAACTCAGCGATGCGTGATTGGAGCTTTGTATAATCACCATGTTGCTTGGCTCTCGCTCCTTTTACTAACTCTGCCGCTTCTGTCAGAATTGTATCTGGGGTCATATCTCGTAGAACCTTCTCGAGTCGGCGAATGGTTCGAGCAGATGTAACGTCTGCTTCGTTCGCGTTACTGCGACGTAAAACACTCTGTGCTCTGTCGCCGGGATCTTCTGATATTCCCGATACGCTGCAGACGACAAATCTGGGATCACTATCACGTTGTCGCATTCGCCACCCTTCATCGAATGAATGGTACTGATCTTGATCCTGGGATGTTTAACATTATCTCCGCGCCTCAGGGCATTGAGAACATAATTCTTGGTTTCACTATCAATTTTCCCTAGCACCTCATGCCATCGTCCCTGCATTACATACAAGCCAAGCTCTGCATAAGCCTGCTCCATTGAAAACATAACGTCTTCTTCCTGATTAAGAAAGCTCTTGGACCGTGGCCCAAAGCCCTTTCGATAGCCGGCTTGAGCTTTCATAAAAGTGTAGACGTTCTTAATTTGAGAGATATTAAGGGGATTACCTTTGGTCCAAGTTTCCCATGACAAAATAGCCTCATACATTTTTATAGGGATACTGGGATGACCAAAACGACTGTAAACCCAACCTTCCTCACGCAAGCGTTTAGCATAGTGAGAAGCAATATTATTAGTTCGCGCTAACAAGCACCACTCACCTTCTTCCAGAGGTACATCATAGATATGATTGTGCCAGTGAACAGAACCTGGTTTCTCTGTGGGCGACCATGCTTTTGGTGCTCGACCTTCGATGCGCTGGACAATGCCTTGCGCTACTTCAAACGGTTTCTCAGGAACCCGAAATGATTGTGTCAGAACTTTCTTATTAGTAGCACAATTCTGAAACGCCTCGACATCCGCTCCCTGGAAACCCATGATGGCTTGGTCATCATCGCCAGTAAAAACTTGTATACGAGGAGTTTTACGCAGGACCTTGATCATCTCCCACTGTAAAGTGGACAAATCCTGTGCCTCGTCTACGAATAATGCATCTATAGCCAAGGGCTCGTCACGCTTGACAAACTCCTCGATCATATCGGTAAAGTCTATCTTCCCTCGGACCGCTTTAAAGTTCT